AAAAAGCTGATCGAACAGATTGAGCTAACCAATGCACTGAACGATTCATCGTATGAGGATAACCGTGAAGGCTGACTGGTACTTCATGCAAGTAAGTTTTTGGGTCCTCCCCGGGGGTGCCAGCGCGCGTCGATTTTCTGCTCGGTGAAAAAAGTGGTGTGGCGGTCTATGGGGGGTTGTATCCCGGGTCGCCATGGTGGTCAGGTTCTCTTATCGGTCTAACTGACATTGCCCTGGACCAGTGGCAGGCATTTCGCGGCAGTAGCGCCGCTGAGACAGTTTTCTTTGAGTGACAATCATGATTATTGACCTGGATGCGCCTGCGAACAAAAGCCATATCGCGATGGCGATTGGCAAAAGCCAGCAGGCAGTGTCGAAGCTGGCCAAGAAGATCGGGTTGTCACGTAACGCCACCAACGGTGAATTGCTGGAAGCGATATTCTCGCGACTGAGTGATGAAGCCGCTGGCCGCGGCGGTGAAGCACAGCAGGAACTGACGCAAGCGCGGATCCGCGAGTCACTGGCCAAGGCGCAATCATCAGAGATTTCAAACCTGCAGTCATTGGGTGCCCTGGTGGCTGTGGAAGATATTGAACCGCTGCTGGAACAGTGGGCCACGGTTTCGCGTGCGGAAGTGGCAAACGCATTGAACAAGATCGTCGCTGATATTGAGGGTGCTCATGATATTGCTGTCGATCAGGACATGGTAAATGGTCACATTAACTCAGCCTATCGCATCATCGGTGACTATCCCGGACGAGATCCGGCAGGCGACCAGAGCGACGCTGCAGGCGATGCTGAACCGGGTGGCGCGGAAATGGATACCGCCTGAAAACCGAGCAACGCTTGAATGGCTACGCGATGAGTTCGTGTTGCCGCCTGAGTCTGGTGACCTGGCTGGTAAATACAATGTCGACTATGTCCCTTATTTCTGGGGCGTCAGTTACATGATGGATTCGCCGACCTGCCGTGTGCTTTCACTGATGAAAGCCGCACAGATCGGCTGGACCTTTTACCTGGTTGGCTTTCTCGGCAAACGAATCGAGTGCATGCCGGGCAACATCATGGTGCTGTTCCCTAAAGAGGGTGCGGCCCAGTCGTTCGGTGAAGAAAAGCTGGTGCCGTCGATACGGTCTACCGCGGCGATGAGTCGCCTGGTTGATGTCAGCAAAGCACGGAAAGACGGACAGCGGTCACTGTTTAAGAAGTTTCCCGGCGGATTCTTGAAGATGGTCGGGTCAAACTCGGCCAGTAACGTGAAGTCGACACCGGCGCAGCTGGTCATTGCTGAAGAGCCGGACGACACCAGTGAGAACGTCAAAGACCAGGGCGATGCCCTGCGTCTGGTTCGGGAGCGTCTGAAACGCCAGCGCAGCGGCAAGCTGATACTTGGCGGCACACCTTCGGTGAAGGGCGTGTCCCGGGTGGAAGAGTTCGTGAACATGTCGGACCGGGCCTCGTTGCCTATTCGCTGCCATGACTGCGGTGAAAAGCATGTGCTTGACTGGGAAAACGTCAGCTGGGGTGAACGCACTGACAACGTGACGCACACAGTTTATGGCAAAGCCGATCCAACATCGGCTGTTTATGCCTGCCCACACTGCGGCAGTGTCTGGGATGACTGGCAGCGCAAGAAAAACATATATGAGACCGTCAAGACGGCGTTCGATGAAGGTGATCCGTATTGCGGTTGGGAGTTTGAAAGCACACCGACCAATGGTGCCTTTATCGGGGTGGAAAACCTCAGCGAACTGTATGTTTGCATACCCGGTACCAGCCTCGCTGACGTGGTCCGTGATTATCTTGAGGCGGAATACGAAGCCGAGCACGGTGACGAATCGGGCCGGATCGTGTTTACCAACTCGAAACTGGCTCTGCCATACGAGTACAAAAGCAACACGCCAGAAGCCGACGAGCTATCCGAGCGTGCCGAGGATTACGAAGAGTTTACCGTCCCGCATGGCGGCCTGATCCTGACCGCCGGTGTCGACGTTCAGCATGATCGCCTTGCCGTTACTATCTGGGCCTGGGGCCGCGGCGAGGAAATGTACCTGGTTTACTGGGGCGAACTCGCAGCCAAAAGCACCACGGTTGATGTGAATGACCCGGTCTGGGAGGAACTCGACCAGCTGCTGACCAGACCGTACAAACATGCTGCCGGTTGGCAGATGTCGATTGAAGCGGCCTCCGTGGATTCATCGGACGGTCAGACCAATGACGCGGTCTACAGCTTCGTGCGGAAACGCCAGAAGCGTGGCGTGTTAGCAGTTAAGGGGTCATCAGACGACTACGGTTCGCGGGAAATATTCAGCCTGCCGAAGAAGATCGACCCGAAATCAAAAACCAAGGTCAGCAAGTACGGGCTGCGGACGTTCATCGTCGGCACCTACAAGGCCAAGGAACTGCTGATCGGCAGCAAGGGCCGCATCACGCTGACCGGCAATGGCCCGGGCCGAATGCATTTTTACAAGGGCGTGCGGGCTGACTTCTATGACCAGTTGGTCTCTGAGGTACTGGTTCCGCACCGGCTGAACCGCCGCAAGCTGACCTGGCAAGTGAAGTCAGGCGTTCGTAATGAAGGCCTCGACTGTACTGTCATGGCATTGCATGCCGCGCGCTCGGTGAAAACTCACAGCATGTCGCCTGCGGCGTGGGATGCACTGGAAGCCAAGCTGCAGCAGGCGGATATGTTTAGTGAGTTGCCTGATAACCAGGCAGCCTATGCTGTCATTGATGAACCCAAGCCACGCGGCCGCCGCGTGATCAGTAGTGGAGTGGAATTGTAATGGCTGGAATCACGCTGGAACAAGCTGAAACCAAGCTGCAGTTGTGGCTTGATGCTGATGATAAGGTCGCCCGCTCACAGTACTACATGATGGGTGATCGCCAACTGACGCGAGCCAATGCGGCAGAAATCCGTCAGAACATCGATTATTGGCAGCGTAAAGTTGATCGCTTGTCTCGCGGTGGTGGTTTACCAATGATGCGGGGTCTACCTTGTGATTAAGCCGATTTCAACACAATTTGGCAGCTTTCTGTTGCCTGCTGATGTTGCGCGGAGCCTTGCTGAAGAAAAAGTTAATGGTGCCTTGTCAGGCGGTTATGATGGTGCCAGCAAGCGCCGCCGTTCAATGCGTGATTGGCGCGCTGCTGGTAGTGATGCTGACAGTGCTTTGCTGGATGACCTGGGCACATTACGCGATCGCTCAAGTGACCTTATCCGCAATAATCCATTGGCCGGCGGTGCGATCAGCACTAAAAACACCTCGGTTATCGGATCCGGCTTATGGATGAAGTCAGCTGTGAACCGGGAATATCTCGGTTTATCAGAAGAGCAGGCAGAGGCTTTTGAAAGCCAGGTTGAGTTTGAGTTCTCTGTACTGAGTAAAAATATTGGAATTGCAGGTCAGAGCTTTGCTGACTTGCAGTCTACAGCTTACCGTTCTCACCTGGAAAAAGGTGATGTTCTGGCTGTTCTGACCAATAGTGACAGGAAAAATCATCCATACCAGCTTGCAGTCCAGCTGATAGAGTCAGAGCGTTTATGTAACAAGGATTTTGCCAGAGACAGCAAAAATCACCGTGCTGGCATCATTCGCAGCAACAAAGGCATGCCGACCAAGTACCAGATATTAACGGTGCATCCAGGCTCAGACAGACTCAGAAAGCGCGAGTGGATTGAGCTTGATGCATTTAATGAGAATGGTCACCCCAATGTCCTGCACTTGTTCAAAGAGCTGCGCCCTGGTCAGACACGTGGTGTTCCGGATCTTGCCCCGGTCATTGAGCCGTTAAAGCAGCTGGGGAAATACACTGAAGCTGAATTGATGGCTGCTGTAATCAGTGGCATGTTCACGGTCTTCATTAAGACTGAAGGCGATGACATGCCTTCAAGCAAAAGCGCGTCCGATATCGATCTGAAAATGGGCAGCGGCACCATTGTTGGGCTTGATGTCAACGAGTCTATTGAAACCGCGACCCCAGGAAGACCTAATGCCGGCTTTGATGCTTTCTTCATGGCGATTGTTCGTGAGATTGGTGTTGGACTGGAGCTGCCATTTGAAATCCTGATCAAGCATTTCAGCTCCAGTTACTCAGCTTCACGCGCTGCGATGCTGGAAGCCTGGCGATATTTTCTCAAAGAGCGTAAGTGGTTTGCAGACAAGTTCTGTCAACCGATTTACGAAGCTTTTGTGGATGAAGGTGTCGCGATGGGCCGCTTTTACGCGCCCGGTTATTTTTCAGATCCATTTATCCGTGCTGCTTATCTGGGTGCCAGATGGAACGGTCCTCCACGCGGACATATTGATGAGCTCAAGGAAGCCAAAGCAGCCGAGATATACAACAAGCTTGGCGCCAAACCGCTGGAAGAGATCACCATGGAAGTCACCGGCGGTGATTGGGAGCGAAATCACCGACAGCTTACCAAGGAAAAGCGATTGCGAGACCGCGACGGACTCACCCAAGAAACCGGCCCTGAAGCCGGTTTTTTAATGCCTGGAGAAACCGATGAAGACAGCAATTGATTTTATTGCTAACGGCACACCATGGGCCATCACTGATGCCATGATGGAAACCATGATGATGATTGCGGACCGACAAGGTGATCCGCAAGCATTATCAGCAGAATTGGGCCGCCCCCTGAATAATACTCGTCAAGTCATCGAACGTGATGGTGTCGCGATTATTCCTCTCAACGGGCCTGTATTTCCAAAGGCGAACCTATTCACTGACGTCAGTGGCGCGCATTCGGTCAGCCAGGTGTCCCTGGATTTCAACGAGGCACTGCGGAATCCATCCATTCATTCAATTGTAATGCACTACGAGAGCGCTCCCGGCGGCAACGTAGTGGGGATTAATGAATTTGCCAACATGATGCGTGAGGCTGAAAAGTCCGTGATTGCCTATGTCGGCGGGATGGCGGCCAGCGCACATTACTGGTGGGCATCGGCTGCTGATGAAGTCGTGATCGATGCTACCGCCGAGGTCGGCAATATTGGCGTTGTCACTGCCCGCAGAATTCAAGAGTCATCAGGTGTTATCGAGATAGTCAGTTCCAGAGCGCCAGACAAAAGGCCGAATGCCAGCACAGAACAAGGTCGTGCGGTGATACAGGCAAACGTCGACGCCCTGGAAGATGTTTTTTTGCAGACAGTCGCGAGAAATCGCGGCATGACTGTGGAAGAGGTCGCGGCCCAGCGTGGTCGCGTGTTAATTGGTGAGCAGGCGGTAACGGCCGGCTTTGCCGACAGACTTGGCTCTCTGGAGTCAGTAATCGCCGGTTTATCCGGTAGTCAACAAGCTAGAGGAGGTCGTTCTATGACAACGACAAGCAAATCTCCGGCGAATAAACCGGAGCTAACCGTGGCGATGATCCAGGAGGAGCATCCCGATATTTACAACGCAATCCACCAGGCTGGCAAGGATGAAGCCCGGGCTGATTTTGCAGACATCGATGTTGATGCTGTTCGCGTTGAAGCCCGCACCGAAGGTGCAAAGGCGGAACGTGAGCGCATTGAATCAGTGCAGGCCCAATCAATGGCTGGTCATGAAAAACTGATCCAAACACTGATGTTTGATGGTGAGACCACTGGCGAACAGGCGGCGGTCAAAGTGCTGCAGGCAGAACGCGAAGGTCGGCAGACACAATACACCACCGTGACTAAGCGCCCGGATCCGGTCCCGGATTCAGATGACACCGAAATGTCCCGTGAAGATCAGTGTGGTTCGCTGGAAGAGGTCTGTCAGGCCAAGTGGGACAAGTCTGCGGATCTGCGTAACGAGTTCGGTTCTTTCAAGGCCTATCTGGCATACGAAAAGGCCGCTTCAAAAGGCAAAGTCAAAGTGCTGGGAGGTACTAAATAATGGCCACTTTAACCAAAGACACGCCTCGAGATTACACGCTGGGCGACCTGGAAGAGTATCCGGTTGTTGCGGATGACGTTATCTACGAAGGTGCTGCTGTTGGTGAAAACGACAGCGGCTATGCTCAACCACTGGTTGCCGCCAAGAAGTTCCTGGGCTTTGCGACCCGTAAAGCTGACAACAGTGGTGGCAGCGCCGGTGACCAGCGTGTGATTGTGCGCCAGAAAGGCAAGATTCGTCTGCCAATTTCTGGTTTGGCTATCACTGCCAATGACCGCCCTCCGGTTTACGCCAGTGATGACAATACATTCACACTGACAAGCACCGATAACACCAAGATCGGTTACGTGTCCCGTTGGGTTTCCACCGGCGTGGCAATTGTTGAATTTGATGCGCGAGGTATCTAACGATGGAACGCAAAATCACGAGCCGAGCAATTATCGGTGATTTTTATCTGGCACTGGAACAGGCGAACGGCGCAGGATGGGTCGATCCGGTTTCTATGCTGTTTAACTCTGATCAGGAAAGTGAAGAATACGCCTGGTTAGGTCAGGCGCCTGCCATGCGTGAATGGATTGGCGGTCGTGAGGCCAAAGGTCTGCGCGAAAGCGGCATCACCATCAAGAACAAAAAGTTCGAATCAACACTGGAAATTCCTGTTGATTGGCTGCGCCGTGATAAAACCGGCCAGATCCAAATGCGAATCAATGAAATGGCTCAGCGTGCCACTGCCCATTGGGCGCGGCTACTGTCAACTTTGATTCTCAACGGAGCATCCAGCGTTTGCTATGACGGTGAATATTACTTTGACACTGACCATGAAGAAGGTGAGTCGGGTCAGCAATCAAACAGCATCGGTGCATCAGCCTCTACCGCTACGGCGCCATCCGCTGCTGAGTTTGAAACCGCCGTGCTCAAGGGCGTTGAAAAAATCATTGGTCAGAAAGATGACCAGGGCGAACCGATGAATGAGGAAGCGAGCAGCTTCCTGGTCATGGTGCCGGTTTCCATGATGGCCTCAGCGGCTGCCGCATTGAAAAACCCGGTTATTGTTGACTCAAATGGTTCTCGGACCAACACGGTCACTAACCTGGGCGGCTTCAACTTCGAGCTGGCCGTAAATCCACGCCTTTCTGGTTGGACCGACAAGTTCGCCATGTTCCGTACCGATGGCTCTGCAGCGCCGTTGATTCGTCAGGAAGAGGAAGACCTGATGATTTCTGCAGTCGCTGAAGGCTCTGAGTTGGAGTTCAACGAAGATGTCCACCGCTATGGTGTAAAAGCCCTGCGTAACGTCGGCTATGGTTACTGGCAACATGCGCTGCTGACCACCTTCAGCTAAGGCGGTGACTTATGAAGCAGACACTTAACCAAGCCATTACCGTGCCCGCCGGCATGAAGATGAAACTAACCAAGGCGCAAGCCTCGGCCAGAAGTCATCTGCTCGGTAAAGGTGACGCCGGTACCTATGAACTTGAGCACTCGCTCGAGTTCAAGGCCGGTGAAAACATCGAGATTGTCGGTGATATCCCCAAGGGCCTGCTGCCCGCTTTTGATGATGATCAGCAAAGTAATGATGATCCTGTCGATATTGAGCAGCTGGCAAAAACCATCATCGGTCTTGATAAGGAAGACAAGGCTAACTGGACCAAAACCGAAGGCGTGCCTGACTTGAAGGCACTGACAAAAGCCTTTGGTAAAAAGGTCACCGGTGAGCAGCGTGATCAGGCTTTGACCATGATTCACAACGTTCACCTGGAAAAAATTGCCGGCACAATCGTCGCCATGGACGAGAGCGACGAAACGCTTTGGACAGATGTGGAGGGTGTGCCCACGCTCGAAGCACTGGAAAAGGCGTTTGGCGAACCGGTCAGTGAAGCAGATCGCGATGCAGCATTAAAGCTCGTTGTGACTGATTAAGCTGATCAATAGCAGATAAAAAGGCCCGGTTATGCCGGGCCTTTTTTATTTCATAAGTTTGAACGGTAGATAAATATTTATCACCTAGTTATTTCTTAGATTGAGGAAAAGACTGATGAATAGAAATGAGCAAGAGATTGAGAAGCAAATTCAGGACAAGGGTTTGAATGCCCCTCGCCTGAATCCTGAAATGATTGATGAAACTATTGTGCATGAGCAGTATCACGTTTTCCCCGGCACAACTATGACGGTATGTGCTCTTACACTAAAAAACGGTTACATCGTGTCCGGTGAAAGCGCAGCAGCTTCACCAGAAAATTTTGACGAAGCAATTGGTCGAAAGATTGCACGCGAAAATGCGCGCAACAAGATTTGGGCTTTTGAAGGTTATCTGCTCCGTGAGCGGTTGAGTAATCAAGCAGTCTTAGGTCAAACAGAAGCAGAGTAGAAAACAGGCCCGTTAATTCGGGCCTTTTTATTTCAGGGTCTGATTATGAGCTTAGAACAAGATATCCGTGAGGATTTTGCCGAGGATTTTCTCGACACGAGTGAGTTCGGCAAAACACTTACCTATCAACCCAATGGCGGTACCAGTAAACCGATCAAGTATTTTCCGCTGAAAACAGAAACCCATGAGGTCGATGAAGATGACGGCAAGTGGCGTGTACGTGAAAAAGTCGTTTCCATTTCCAGCTTGAGCGATGAAGGTGTTGTCGAGCCAGATGTTCTGGATAAGGTCACTATTGACTCAGAGGAATGGGCGATTGAAAGCATTGATTCAGACAGCGTCGCCGCGCATCGACTTAACTTGCTTCGCCGTGAATTACTCGAACGCGCTTCAACCAGCAGGAGACGTTTCTGATGCCACAGACACCGTCAGGATTGATGAGTCTGCCGCTGTCGCATTTGCGGCGGCTGGTGTCTGAGTGCGAAGCATTTCAGACGTGGACGGGCGCAGCTGATGCTACGGAGGCGCTCGAACACATTCACCTGGTCGAGTTGCCGCAGGGTGATTTGGTGCGGCCGTTCGCGCTGATTGGTTTCGGTGCGCGATGGAAGACAGAGCAGCGCTCGGTTCAGCTTTACACCAAAACCGGTGAGCTGTTTCTGATGTTTGAGGCGGATGTCGCCGATGCCGATCAGGCGAGTGCAGCTGATGCCATCTTCGGGTTTATGAACCCGCTGGGTGATGTGGTCAGCGAAATGCTGGAAAAAGCCGGTACCGATGATTATCTGAATGTCATCGAGCTGGAAATGGAAGAGCCCCCGCTGCGTGAGAATGAAGAAGACGCGCAGCTGAATGAAGATTATTACAACGCCATTTTCAACGTGGTGTGGAGTGGTTTCTGATGATACGCGGCAGCATTACTTACACCGGCATGGAAGGCATCAAGCGCAGTGAACTGCGCCGTGCGGTGAAAAAAGAACTGCAGCACCAGGTGGACGACTGGCACAGCAATATTCTGCCACGTCATTTCCAGCGCGGTGCCGCCGGTCGCTACAAGTATCAGGAGCGCAGCCGCAAGTATAACCGCCGCAAGTCACGCAAATATGGACACACCCGACCACTGGAGTTGACCGGTGATTTGAAGCGTCGGGTACTGCGCCGGGCAACCATTACCGGCACCAGCAAGCGGGCCACGGCCACCATGGATGCGCCGCGCTATTTGTATAAGTACAAACCCGAGCAGCCTGACAAGGCTGCGGAATTGACCGCCGTCACGCAGGAGGAAGCCACAAAAATGGCTTTCACGCTTGATCGCAACCTGACCGTGCACATCAACAACAACACTCGCAGACGAACCGTGAGGCCTTAGCCATGTCATTCAAAATGTTTTCCATCTATGCCGTGAAGGTAAATCCGACCGGCACAGAAGACGATGTGTTTCTGGACCAGATCACCAACCAGTCACACAACCTGAACCAGACCCTGTCCAAGCTGCGTTCAGATGGCGCGGCGGATGCCACGTTTTCAGCGATTGCCAAGCGGGCTTCGGAGATCAGCTTCTCCACCGCCAAGGTGGCCACGGCGTTGAGCAAAGGCGGCCTGTCTGGTTTTGCGATTGCCTCTGATGGCACCAACCCGGGTATTGATTTCTACCTGCAGCAGCATCAGCAGGGTGGCACCCGTAAAACCGGCGCCGATCATATCAAGGCGACACTGGCCACAGGTATCCTGGTGCCGCAGAACCTGCGGGCCTCGACCGATGATATGGCCAGCATGGAGTTTCTGGCTATTGGGGTTTATGACGGCACGAATGAGCCGATCAGTTACACCGCCAGTGTGGAACTGCCAGCAGATGAGATCGACGCGAACCAGATGTTCTTCGCCGGTCCTGTTCAACTCAATGGCACCACTATCGAGGGTGTGCAGTCCATTAACCTCGACTTTGGCGTCAACCTGAACCGCATCAGTGGTGATGGTGTGCCTTATGACAAGTTTGTGAACATTGCCTACCGTGAGCCGGTGATTCGTATCACGACGCATGATGTCGAGAACGCGCTGAGTGTGATCGGCGAAAATGGCACTGGCCACAGCGCTACTTGTAATTACTTCCTGCGTAAAGCCGCAAACGGCGGCGCCCGCGTCGCTGATGCCACAGAAGAGCATATCAAGCTCAGCACCACCAAGGGTACGCTGCTGGTCAGAACCATCAACGGTGATTCCGGTGAGCCTGTTGCGGCAGAGATTGAAGTGCATCCGGTGTATGACGGCACCAACGATGTGATCGGTATTAACACAGCGAGCGCAATTAGCTGATGAGTGGATTTCTGTATTTTGTCCCAGGCAAGAAGCACGTTGATGACAAGGTGCTGGAAGAAGCGGGCATTAAAGCCATCGGCAAAGCCGAAGGCCTGAGTTTTATCGGCATTGAGCGCGGCCCTGAAGGTGAGTCGGGGATCCTGTTCCTGGC